GACGCGGTTCGGATCGTTGGGGTCACGCTCAACGATCAAGTTGGCCTTGAATGCCTTGCCATTTTCGACAAGACCGTTGAACTCATCAATACGGTATTCCGCAACCAACTCCGCCTTGATGATCTTAGGCGTAACAATCGCCTGCCCGGCGCCAAACCTCGTGCCATCGTCTGCCAGTTTGTGACGCGGGAATTTGCTGGTGATCGCCTGCCGCTGATTGCGCAGGAGCTTCGTCAGCGTCGCAGGAGTAGTCACCAACTCATAAGCATCATCGGTATTGCCATAGAGGTTCTTGGTGTAGGTCGTGCTCTCCCGCATAATGACCGGCACCGTGGTCATCGTCCGCTGCGTAGCAATCCCACCATAGGCGAGCGCATTAAGCTCTGACAGCAGGAACCGATAGTGGCTCTGCGCTGGCAGTCAGCTTTCGAGCGAGAGCGTCTGCAACGGACGCGCGGGATCATTGAGCAAAGCACGCGCAGCCTTAGCTGTGTACGCCGCAGCCCACTCATAAGATGGCGTAGGACTGCCCATCTCAATACCAAGAACCGACATCTGGGCAGAATTGCGCGTGGCACCGAAGGTAAGCAAGTCAGAGTAGATGCCTCGCATACAATTAAAGATTTGCCCGTAATGCTGACGGACAAAGCCCCAGCGTCCAGTATCGCTGAAGCCAAATTCCGTCTCCCACGCCAGCATAGACGTGCTGTCGGTGAACGGCATACAAACATAATCCACTTCGGTTTCGCCGAGGTTGCTGATCGCATTGGTAAAGACCGGAGAGCCAACGCCGCCAGTCGGTTGTGTATAGGTCAGCGTCACTCCAACCGGCAACTGCTCCCCGCCAACCGTACCATAGTAGCTGTCAGAGAGCTTAATGTCATTCCCTGGAACGCCCTTGAACTTGGAAGTGACAGCAACAGAGCCGGTTGTTGCAATCGCGGTTACAGGAAGCGAATGATCGGCTGTAATCGCCGCAGCAATAGCTGTAGCAATCTGAGCAACGGTATCGGTTGCGGCGACATTAACTCCAACATGATGACCACCGATGTAAAGATCAATGGTCCCAGCAGCGGTGGGAGGAGCGGCCACCAATATCGAACCAGCAGCGGCAGCGCCTCCAGAAGGCTCTGCGACCGGCAAGCCCCAGACTTCATTTGCCCAGTTGTTAGCATAGAATGCCTTGAACATTCCCGCCAGCATTGAGCCTTGACCGAACAAGGCATCAGCCTGCGCCTGCGAAGCGACGGCAATGGGAACATCCGGAACAGCGGTCCCACCAGTATTCATAATTCCAACAAGCAATGACCGTCCGGCATAAGTACCAAGACCGGCCTTCGATGGATCCAACTCCACCCAATACAGCGGCATGCGCCAATTGGCTGGTATCTGATTAAAAGAGATGGGCATGCTGCCCTCCTTTTGAGATTGTTAAGCTCAGCGCCGCTTCGATGAAGCTTCTTCCTTCTCGTGAACACTTTCCTTCTTGGTCTCTTCCTTCTTGACCTCTTCGACCGTCACATCACCATCAGCGATGCGACGATGAGTAAATGAATCATCCGGCCAATCGGATGAGCCTTCTGTACGAAAGCTCCCCGCCACCGGATGCTTCATCAATTTGCGAATGGTATCATTCTTTGGAATTACTCGAACCATCTTCCTTCTCCTTATTTTGCGGGAGGTCATACTCAGCCTGGACTTGCTGAATCTCTGCAATCTCCTCCGGTGTTCCACCAGATGGGAATTGCGTCGTCACATGAATGGTATTCAAGACATCATTGATGACTGGCGGGAAGTCAATCACCCCAAGATCGCACGTCAAGGTGAAGCGGCACTCCGCAATGGGAATAGAATTATCAGAACCAACAGAACCAAACTGATGAGTACGGTTGCCACGCACATATGCTTGAATCTGGGCTGCTGGGTTAAGATACAGGGACGGGTCCCGAAACAATCGGTCTGTGAGTAGGGTCCAAGCCTCATCCAGCTTATCCTCCGCTGCCTCACCATCGTTATTCTGCACCACTATAGAGACACCATACAAGGCAGAGGAGTGAAACCGAGGCTCACCCGTATCAGCATCCCCATCAGGCATCAAATCTTCACTGATAAAATAAATACCGCAGAAGGGGATTTTTTCCGGCTGGACCTGCTCCGCCTTATTGGTACCAAACTTAAATGTAGAGAAGAATGGCATGGACTTGGCACGCGCCAATATCTCATTCCGCACAATCATCGCATAACTGCTAGCCGTCATGGCTTGGCCTGTACGATCCGGCGCAACGTCAGCGTTGACTCGCCTCCGCCATTCTGGTCGGTATCAATAACCTCAAATTGCCCTTCCGCTGGCAAGCCACTACTGTCAGCAGGAATATCGACCAAGTCGCCTTGCAATGGTTGTACTGTAAACTCAGCATCCCGAATATCTAGAATGATCCGGCTTTCAGAAATGATAGAATTATCCAGGCCAGCAACGTCTATCGCTTCTTGTTCGAGGATCCCACGCGCGGTATATGGCGACCCATTCGGCTGACTGGATATCGGCGTAAATGTAACAGGACGGCTGAATGTGTCTTGATTTTGACGATAGACCTGCTCTGAAAAGTTTATCGCCATCGCTACCTCTTCAAGCTCTTAAACAATTTCCTCGCTGCCCTACGCCCAGACAACTTTGCCTTCCTCCGCTGCTTGCGCCGCCGCAATGTCCTGCGTCCTGCCTTGGTACCTTGGTACCGCATAATGGCAGCAGCATCATCGAGACGCCCAGGCAACCACTGCCCTGTTACAGCACTACGCGGCTGAGTCCGCCAATCGTGCTTCCACCTATTGTCTAGCCAATCCTGACGGGACCGCGCCCAATCCGTCTTAGTCCAACGCGCCTGCGCCCGTCTGCTACCACCAGCGCCACCAGGACCACCCGGAGATTTATCTCCCATGGTGGCCATAATCTTTTCAAAAAGGTCCTCAGGTCCTTTAAATGTTGTCGTGCCATGTTTGTTAAACCAAGCACGGCGAAGCTGATCCATATTATTATGAGACTTAAATTTTGGTAGTCCAATTCCAGTTCCAAAATCTAGTCCGCCACCACCAAGTTGCTTTCTTAAAAACTCTTCCCCGAGGTCCTCAAGTTTGCTCGCCAAAATCTTATCAATTAAATTTCCTTGTCCCCCGACTAAGGCCGCAACCAGTTTTGCTATTTGGCCAATGCCGCCTGGCATATCACGCAGTCAATCTCGTGTACCGTTGTAACAGGCTCTTGGCTGCATTCTGCGCCGCTGAACCACCACCACCGCTACTGCCGCTGTTCATGGCCTTAATCATCGTGCTGGGATCAAAATACACGATGCGGCTTTCCTTATGGGTGATCTGACGGATCGAAGAGTCACCACGTTGCGTTGAATAGTATGCCTCCTTGGCCATCATCAAGGTCGCTTGCTTCAAAGCCGGTGGAACCTCATGTGGGATTTCATATCCACCAGCATACGTTGCCACGACCGTCTCCGCCCAAAAGCCTCCGTTGTAGAGTGTCAGTATGCCTGAGTTCACATCAACATCATATTCAATTTCCGTTCCATCCACAACGATGGAGAAAATGTCTTCAGGCTTCACCGGGTAACGCGACAACGGCAGCCTTGTAATCGGATTAACAATCTCCCGGAAAGTTTCAATAACCTCCTCCTTCGGAAACACCCGGCTACAAAGCGTCTGGACTTCATCCGATGACCGAAGGATGATGAACCTAAGCATCTCATCGCTGTCAGTGCTCTCTGTCGGTATCTTCAAAGCCACCTTCGCTTCATAAAGCGTGACCAGTGCCGGGTCCGGAGCGGGTTTCGTGACTACGATGCTAGAATGCATTTCCACCCTCCTCATGGAACTGCTCGAATAGGCTCCGAAGGGCTAGGGACGGTCCCAGCGTCCCGTCGCTAAGGATGGGTGTAGCCGCAAATTCCTGGGTCCTTACCTCCCAATCCACAATTCCCACGCCCGGTGGGCCTTGCAGGCCGCGCGGCCCAGCCTCTCCCGGCCTCCCGGTACGGCCTATTCCAGGGCCTCCCTTCCATCCCGGACCGGGGCACTCACCCGGATCGTCCTTTCGCGCCACCCACCACTTGTGATCGAGGGTAACAACGTCAAGCGCCTTGTACTTTTCCTTCGGGTCAAATGTATCACGGATCGTAAATGACCGGCCATCTTCCCCGTCGCGGCCATCCTTGCCATTCGCTCCAGGGGAGGCCAAACAAATCCAGTCATTGGTACCAGGGATTTTTGCAGTATCCTTCAGAGCCTGGTACAAGCCACCATTATGGGTGGCTATATCTCCATCATAATGAACGATGCCTTCCTTCCAAATCTTTACCTCGCGCAATTTACCCGGAGCGCCATCCGGTCCGCGTTCGCCAGGAGCGCCATCCTTGCCGTTGATACCGTCCGCGCCACGTTCCCCCGGTAAGCCATCCTTGCCGTTAGTACCATCCTTGCCGTTAGTACCATCCTTGCCGTCTTGACCCGGATC